GCCTTGAACTACATCAGTTTGAGTTTCATTTGGTTTTGACATTTCAACATCAACTCCACCAACTAAATATCCATCTGAATTAGTAAATTTAGAATGATTTACTTGTTTAGATTGACCAATTTTTTTGTTTTTATTTTTCATAGCCATTTTATACTCCTTTTTTAGTGTTTTTAAAACTTATTTTTGCTGATCTTTTAATTTAGCAGTTAAAATTGTCTTTTCTAGCGAAGTATTTGCTCTTAATTTAGCTAAATCTTCGTTTTGTTTCAGTTTATCATCTTGAGTAGATTGATTCATCATAGTTTTCATCTTATCAAGGTTTAATCTATCTTTACCTTCAACTTCTTTTCTGTAATTTTCTTGTGCTCTAAGGTCTAATTCTCTAGCTCTTAGCATTGCGATAGGATCATTTGATAATAATGAAGTAATTTGTTGTTCTTCTTTTAAAAATTCTTCCATTGCTTCAGCAATTAATTGTGCTTTTCTAGCTTCAATTTTTTCTCCAAGCATTTTAGCTTGAATTTGCATTTGTTGAACCATTTGTGGGTTCTGTTGTCCCATTTGTTGCATTTGTTGACCCATTATTTGAAGCTGTTGCATTTCATTTCTAAATTCAATTTCTGTTTGTTCTTGTGACATTACAGAAATATGTTCAAAAATATTTTTTTCTAATGCCGCCATTACTGGTGGAGCATTTCTTGCAATGTTGGTTCCCATAAAACTTAAGTGAGCAGTAATATGTGCTCTATGATCTTGTCCAGGGAACGCTTGGAATGGTTTCCCTGCGAGAGCATCAATGTGTTCTAACGCAGGGTCCTTTGGTTGTGGGGGTTGAGGTTTCATTAAAATTTTATCAATCTCTTTTACACCTAATGCTTCATACATATTTCTATATACTTCATAAGTATTATGCATTTGTGGAGCAGACATTGCTAACTGTAATTCTGTTTGTGCTAAACTAATTCTTTGTGTTTGTGAAAATATATTTGGATCAGCAACTGGAATAATATCTACTTTATCATCAAAGTCCGCTTGTTTAATTTGTCTTTGTCCACCTACTACATTGTAAGGATATTCAGGAGGTAAATATAAAGCAAAAACATTTGCTAATAATTTAAATTCTTGTTTCATTGATGCATAAATTCTTTTGTGAATTGCTGACATCGTTCTACTTCCTCTTTCCAACAAGGCCACGGTCGTACCCACTGCTGCTTGTTGATTCCCATCCCCTACTTGTAAGTCAGCTATCGAAGCAAAGCGCTGACCTGCTTGAACTACGACCCCCATAAGAGCAAGTAATGTTTGTGAAGGTTCTTTATAAGGCAACGTCATAAATGCATCTCTTAAATTACCACCTGGAGCATCTACATCTCTCCATTCTCCAGGTTGAATAGATTGAGCATCATCTCTAATTCTAATTCCTCTTTGTTTAAATCCAGCAGGTAAATTAGATAATGTTCCTGCATCTAATAATTGTCTTAAAGCCGATGTTGCAGTTCTTGATAATCCACCAATCATTTGAATTAAACCAAAACCATAAAATCCAAATCCAGGTAAAAATTTAAAGTGTACAAAATATTGTTTCTTTTCTTTTTTAACATCTTGAGCATCCCAGTTTCTTCTAATAGATAAAACTTCTCTAGATCCTTCTTCAATAGTTACAATATATGGAAGTTTAATTCCTGTGGGCTCACCAGAAGCATCTTTGTCTTCAAAACCTTCTAAATCTAAATTAATATGGCACTCTAATAAATTATAAACATCTGATTGAAATTCAGTTTTTGTAACACCTTCAAGTTGTCTTTCTTTATCTTTAATATCATTTGTGTCTGTTGATTCATCAGAAGGAGTTAATTCTATATCTCTATAAAAACCTGCTACTTGTTGTTTTCTTAAATCATTTCCAGAAATTTTAATTACATGAACTATTGCTTCAGCATCTTCTAATGATGTTGCTGAATAAGGAACTACCAAATCTTCTGCAGCCACAAATTTTGATACAGCTCTTCCAACAGTTTCATCGTAATAAACTTTTTTAAATGTAGATCCTGACAATGGTAAATAAAATAACATTTGATCAAACTCAGGTTCATATTCTTTCATGACATCCATAATTTGATAGTTCATAAATTCTTTAACTCGTTCTGCTTGTTGTTCTATCTCTGGTGTAGATGCTCCAATAACTTGAGTTCGCACCGGTCCTTCAGCAGGTAATAATTCTTTATAAGCTAATGCTTGAAATTGTGTAACAGCTTCTGCTAATACTGGATGTGTTGCACCACTTGCTCCTTGAAATGGTTCTGTTCTTTGTTCATATTTAAATCCTAATAAATCTAGACCTTGTGTGTAAGCTTGTTCCCAATCTTGTCTTGAACTTTTATAATCTTGATAATTTTGATATAATTCAGAACCAAGTGTATTAAGTTCTCTTTCATCAATAAATTCTGCAAGGTTAGAATCATGAACTAAAGATGCTTCATTCATCTTTGCTTTAGGGTCAAAATTTATATCAACACTTCCATCCTCATTTTCAGTAACTTCAGTCGGACTAGATGAAACTGTTTCTGTTTCAGATACGACTTGTTCTATCTCCTGTTCAGGAGTTAAAGAACTACCTATATTTGGGATTAGACCCTTTTCTATTTCTGCCATTAATTTTCTCCGATTTTACTGTTCTAACAGTATTATAGTTAATATTCAAGCCTTGGGGGCATGGACCTGATTTAGGTGGTATTGTTCTAGTTAATCTTTTAGGTTTAATCATATACAGGTCCATAAGGTGATGTTTCTTCAATAAAGTCTACTGGGGCATCTTCCATTTGTTCTCTTCTAGCTTGTTTAACAGGTATAATTTTTCTATTTTCAATTTTACCTGTTGCAAATCTTTCAGCGGCTTCTACATCTCCATATATAGTATTTTTTCCTGGTATTTTTCTTGTTTCACTCATTTCAATATCTACATCATCTGGTCCATTTGCAAAGTATCTTGGTTCTTTTTCAAGAACTTTAAATTCAGCAGGCTCTACTTTTGTACCTGAGTAATATTTAAGTTCCATTGTAGGTCTATAGTAAAGTGTTACTGGTGTACTTGATCCTTCTTGATTTCTTGGTGAATGAATATCAACTGCAATTCTTCCATCTGGGTATTCTCTTAAAAGAAATTCTGTATCTCCATCTACATGACGTGTCACTGTTTCTACACCTTTTGGTAATCCACCATATCCTTTTGCTTCATGTTTATAAGATGCTTCCATTATTATTTCTTTTTCTTCAAATGGTTTTCCTTTTACTTTTATCTTTTCAACAAGATCCGGGAACCAAGGATACATTCCTTCTGCTTTTTCAAATTTTATTTTAGATGCAAGTTTTGCAGCTTGTGCTGTTTTCTTTTCACTTTTTAATCCTTTTATTATTTCTGGTGCTGCTGCAACTCCTGTTAATAATCCTAAAAATCCCCTTCTTCCCATTTTAGGACCACCTCCTTCTGCAAACCCTTCTCTCATGCTATCATCTGGTGATTGAATAAGTGTTTCAGAATAAACAGGGTTTATTTTTTCACTAGCAGTTAAATTTTTAAAAATTATTTTATTTTCATCCGATAACTCATCATAAAAATCTTCACCAAGAATAGATTTTAATTGTTCTTGGGCTGCTGTTTCAAAAACATATTTATTTTGTTCAGGGGCATTAATATTTCTTCCAAAAATTTCATTTTTAACAGCGTTTCCTACATTTAAATAATCTTTTCTTATATTTTGATATTTTGGATTATTTATAATTTTATTTAAATCATTTTGTTGTTTTTTTAATTCATTTATATAACTTTGATCTACACCAGGGGTTTCTGGATCATATTGACCTTCAGCGGCTGATTGTATTCTTTCTAATTTTGTATTTATATCTTGTAGTTGATAATATTTATCTTTAAATTCTAATATTCTATCTAAAGATGCTTGATTTTCTTTTCCTATTTTTCCTCTTACATCTTCTATTGTTCCTTCTGTTCTCATTTTTTCAAAACCTAAAGGATCACCAACCAATGTTGTTAAATCTGCAAGACTAGCTATTTTTCTAACTCCCTCTCTATAGTTTCCAGATGTAAATTGTTCTAACGCTGAATTAAGCGCTGCTAATGGTCCTAAAGTTCTACCTGCAACTCCTCTTCCAAAACCTATAACTTCTTCTGCTAAACCTGCTCCAAGTTTGGTAGCATTTTTAAATTTATTTAATGCAGATGTTTTTTGTAAATCAGTTCCGGTTTCTAACTTTTCAACTTCTTTAACAATATTTTCTGCTAAACATTCTGTATCAACTTTTCCACCGACAGCTCTCCTACAAGCTATTCCAGCGGTTCTAAAAGCTTTTACTTCTTCTGGATTATTATTAAGATAGTCAGTTAAATTATCTTTAAGATTTTTAGTAACATTAGAAACTTTTTCTTTTTTAGCCATGCCAACTTCATTTTCTAAATTAGCAGCAAACATTTGATATTTTTTTATCTTTTCCCAATTTTCAGGAGTAGTGGTTCCTGTTTTATTTGCGTTTCTAATTATTTTATTTATTTCTTTTAAATCAAAATCTTTTACTGTTTCATCTATTACTCCGTAAGCTAACTCCCTTGGTTTTATACCAAGATATTTAATTGGTTTTAAGGTTTGTTCATCTAATACAAATGCTTGTATTCTTCCATCAGATGCATCAACTACTTGTTTAATTTTTTCGTTTACATTTAAAAGTTGTTTTCTAAGTTCTAAAGATGGATTTTTTTCAATTTTTTTAGCTATAGCATCTCTTTCAACAACAAGTCTATCTCTTAAATTTTCAAAAGATTTTGCTATCTCTTGATTTATTTTTGGAGGATCTATTCCTAAATTTCCAATGTCATATTGTTGTTTTAATTTTGCACTTTCTTCTAGTCCTAGTCTATGTGCAAGTTGTGGTCCTTCTCCTGTTTTAAGTTGTTGTATTTGATATTCTGTTGAAGGTCCTGATATTTTTGATATGAATGAATCCCTCCTTTCTCTAGTTGCTTTATCAATTTCATACTTTGAACTTTTTCCAAAACCATATCTATCTCTAATTTCAGATTTAGAACTTGCTGCAATAGGCTCTAATTCTCCATCTGCAATTAATGTCCCTATTATGTTATGTACTCTAGATTTTTTTGTACTTAATGGAATTTTTTTATCTGTAAATAATTCTTTTGCAATTGTTTCAGTGGTTTTATCTTTATAATTTTTTTTAACAAAAGATCTATATTCAAGATTATCTACTATGTTTTCAGGAAGTTTAATATCTCCTTCTTGAATTGCTTTTGATATTCTTTTTACATTAACACCTAATTCATCTGCTAATTGATTTTGTGATTTTCCTTCATTAATTCCTTTCCTAACATTATTAATAAAACCCCCTGTTAATTTAATTGTTTGTTGTTCTGCTTTATTTTGTAATCTAAATTTTCTAAAATTTTCTGCTTCTTTTTTTGTATCAAAATATTTTGTTTTCATATTAAATCCATGATACGCATACCTTCCTTGTTCTGGATGATTATCCCTAGTTATTTTATATATAGTAGATCTTGCAGGTTTTGATCCATCTTTAAATCCGACTCTACCACCATCCGCAAACTCTTGCACAGCTTCCGGCTGCATGATGCCTGCATCTTGAGACTGTTCCCAGGCAAAAGGTTCTTCGTCTAAAGTTCGTCTCGTGTCTAAATAAAAACCTCTTGTTAAATTTTTATTCGTACGCATACGATATCTTTCTGCTTCTTTATATGAACCAATGCCCATTTAAAATCCCATTAAGTAATTTAGTCCACCACTTGCATTTGGTTTTCTACCGGTAATATCAAAATCTTCTAAAATATTATTTTGATTTCCTATTTCCATTTCAAGTCTCCTGTAAAGTTCAGGGTGATCTCTTTTTAAAAGTAATGCCATCTTTTGAACATTCTCTGGATTGGTTACATCAACTATCCCTTGTTCATTTTTTACAAACATTGATTTGTCATATTGATTTAAAACCATATTCATTTCCTCTTCTAAATTCATTCCTTTAGTCATTTCTCTTGCTTTTTTTAAATTATCTAAAGTTTCTTGACTAGGGGCAAAAGGAGTATTCCCAAAATTTTCTTCAGTAATTGGATCACCTTGTTTATATTTTTTTCCTTTTAAAACTTGTAATTTTTTAATTTCCATAACTTGATCTTCTGGTTCCATTTGTTTTATTCTAGTAGCTTCTTCCATGCTAAGTCCATAACTTTTAGCAAGTTCTTGTGTTTGTCTCATTCCTTCTGGTAAATTTTCTCCTTTTGTAAAAAAGTCTACAGTGTCATCCCCATACACAACAAGTCTTTTATTTTCAGGGAAACCTTCAGTAAATGTTTTCCAAACATTTTCATTATTAGCAAGTTCTGGATTTTCTCTAATTTCTTTTAAAAAATTTGGAAATGTTTTTTGTACATATTCATCTGTTGGATTTGCATCAATGGTTTTTTGAATTATTTTTTCAAGTACTTGTTGTTTTGTAAATCTTCCTTCACCTGCTTTTTCTTGAGTTACAGGAGCTGTTGTTTCTTCTTGATATTTTTTAGGAACACTTAAACCTTTTGCTTTTCTAGTTTGTACAATACTTTTTGTTAACGTATCTCTATCAGAAATACTAACATCTAGAGGTGGGTTATATAAACCTCCTCCAATAAATTTACCTTGACTATCTACGATTGGAGTAGAATGTGGGTAAGCAACTTTAACTCTATAAGCATGTGCAAGTTGTTCTGGTGTAAAGTTTGAGCCTGTTTGTTCATTAATTCTTTTTGTAAATTCTTCAAGTGTTGGACCTTCTTCTTTATATTTTTTAATATAAGCTATCATTTCATCATCTGTAAATTCTTTTACAGTGGTTTTTTCTGCCGTTGTTACAAACTCATCTGGGACTGTAACTTCCCCTGTTTTAGGGTTAACAGTTTCCATAGATTTTTTACCCTTAAGATCTTTGTTTGCTTTTTTAATTATATCTAAAACTTTTTTACCTTTTCCACCTGTTGCAAATTTTGTTCTAGTAATTCCACCATCTGCAAATTCTTCTGGTGGTTTCTTTTTAAATGGAATAACTATTCCTTCTGGTTTTAATTCTTCTACTTCTGGTGTGGAAGATATGCCTCTAGATTCTAATAAATCTGCAATCTCTTTATTTCGTTTATTTAATTTTTGGAATTCATCATAAGTTATTAAAGTCCCACCTTCTTCGTCAGGTACACGAAGTCTGTCTTGGTTTGCATTATATTCATCAATTAAATCATCAATGCTTTTTCTTTTATCTATTTCTAATTTAATATTTGTAACATCTGCTGGTTTCTCTTTTTTTCGTGTCATAATATTTCTTATCTTATCCATAAATGATTCTTTCTTTTCAGGCATAGTTAAAACTTTATTTGGTTCTGGTTTATTAATTCCAAATTCTTGTTCTGCTTTTTTAGCTTCTTCAATAGTTGTAGTTTCAGGTAAAGTGCTTTTACGTGGTTCAAATGTAAATTTTGTTTTTGCATATCTTGCGGCTTCATCTGCTCCTGTCATTTGAGCAAACATATCTGTTAAACTATCTAATTGTTCTAATGCATTCTCACCATAAATTTTTCTAAAATCTTCAATTGGATCTTTTGCATTTCCCAATTGTTCAAGAGTCATTCCTTTAATCTTTCCAGATTTAATATCATCAAACAAAATATTTCTTGCGGTTGCTCTAGTTAGTCCTCTTCTATATTCTGATTGCATAGCTCTTTGAGATTTTGCATAATCTTGCAGAATCTCATTGATATTAATTTCTGGTTTAGTCTCTTCTAATTTTTTACCAACTTGTTCTAATTGTTTACCGGCTTTCTCTAATCCCCCAGCTATTGATGTTGGTCTAAGAGATTCTAAACCTTTGACAGGGGCTTTAGTCGTAATATCTAAAACATTAGTTGGATTAAGTAAGCTATCTAAATAACTTAAATTATTAATAAGATTATTTACTTCTACATCATTTAATTGTTTTTGAAAAAACAAAGGGGCAATATCTTCAATTTCATTTCTAACAGTGTTAGTACCAATTTTTCCTCCTTCAATATCTTCTAAAAGATAATCTCTATTTAATGGTTTAGATAAAATTGGTTTTTTAATAGGAATTACTTTCCTGTCGCCTGCTCCTATAATCTTGCCTGGCTTAACACCAAACTTTTCAAATAGTTTTAAGAGTTCTATAATTTTGTCAGCCATTAATAATAATTCCTTTTACGTCTATTCAAGGCTTCATCTTTATAATCCTCAGGATGATCTATAAAGCCACCTTGTCTAAATCTCATTACAGCTTGTGTCATAGAGTCTACTAAATCGTCATAGTCCCCATAAGGAAAAGCTGCACATTCCTCAATAACCTCTTGTGCAAAATCTTTATGAGTTGGAGCCCATATTTGTCCAGACTCAAATAGAGGTGCGACAGCATTTACTCTACTATGCTTATCGTTACCTTTTGAAGGTGTGTAGTTTATAACAGGGATACCCATTTTACGCAATTCATAAGTTAATGGAAGTCCTGAAGCTTTTGCTTCTACTAA